TTCTTCATCTTCTTCTTTGGATTCTCTATTATATCCACCCAATCATCAACTCTTACCTGATCATAAGGAAGAATTTGATTCATAACATCCCTGATAACTTCCTGCGGTAAAGGTTCTCCATCCATAAGCCTGTCTGAAAGCATATCGCATATGTCATTGACCAGAGATATTAAATCCTGCTGATTTGATATAAGGTCACTATCCACCTGTGCTTCAGGATAAGGCATAGAAACAATAAATTCTATATTTTCTTCTTCCCATTTTTTACTTTGAATCATATGAATTTTTGTTAATTGAGTTATGTTTTCAAGTAGAATGCTCTGAACATTAAAAACATTCCTTGCAAGTTCTTTCCATTTCTGTAAGAGTGTGCCACCGCCTTCACCAAATCCACCATCATTTGGGTCAATAATGAATCTTGGAAGTCTGGTTGCTACAATCAATTCATCTCGTAGCATTTCAAGGTCTTCCATTTTCTTTAAGTCTATGTTATTTTCAAGTATTTCATAGTCAAAAGCACCTTCAACTGTAAAAATTCTTGTACCAAGCGATTTATCTTCTTTATTTGACTGTGATATACCGATATTATCAAGTTTCTCTATAAAATTTACCAGATACGAAAGCTTTTCAGCAGGGTCTACAACATTCGGTACATTTATCGTATATTTCTCTACTGGAAACTGAAGAACCCTTGCCATAACCTGAAAGGTCATCCCTGCATCCCATTGCCTGTAAGGTGCAATAGCGTGTACATAAAATGGTACACCAAAGGGTTTAAAAGGACTTCTGGTTGTAAGGTTTCGAAAGTGTAAGAATCTCCAAGGTGGTAAGATATAATCACCTATTTGAAATCCTAATAGATAACTTTTAAATGCAGAAGTTATATTATCTTTATTTGTAATGGTATCTATAAGTTGCAGTATCCTTTCTTTTCCTGCCAATTTTTGAATAGTTCCTTGATTGGTTTTCTTCATTTCGGCTTCTATTTCAAAAGGAGTAAATTCAAGCCTATCTTTTAACTGAAATACATCTACAGGAATAACTTCATTAACACCTGTATGATCCATTCCAAGTATCAGCCCTGCGTTTCCAAAATGAACAATATCTTTAGCGAGTGACCTTAAAAGTTTAGCAATACCTATTTTCTCAAAAAATTCCAGTATAAACTTCTTCTGATCTTCCTTCGCTTCTACAAAAATCGGTTGCATGTTGACATCAGCCTGTACAGTTTCATCTGCCATGAGATCAATAGCCCTTGCAATAAGTGAACAGTTAAAATAAAGACTTTCTAAATCAATCCATAATTCCTGCCTGTCTTCCCAAGATTTTGTATTATCGTGTTGATCAATCCAAAAATCATATGCTTTTTGAACAGCAGGTGGAAATTTAACTTTTTCAATAGATTTAGGGTCTCTTGGTTTACCTTCCTTATCTACCTCATTTTTATAATCAGTAAAGAAAAGCTTATCGCTACTTTTATCAGCATCGGGCTTTATTCCTATACCAAACCATTTTTGAAAAACATCTAATTCTTTTTTATCTATATTTGCCATATATATACCTTTATATTATTAGTAACTTTATTAAATTAAATCATTTTTAAAGGGATGTTCAGAGTCTAATTGTATTGAACTCTTTGCTAAAAGAAGATGTGTATAGGGGATTCCTTCAGGGTCTGCAAAGTGAGTTGAGCCAATTATGAGCCAATTACCACTAAATTCTTTATTCTCTCCTGCCTTTCCTTCAACTTCACTACTTATCTTCAAAGGAATTATCTTACCCGATATTGCCTTTGGATTATAAGCAATAAGTATATCCATTCGTAAATTTAAAGCGGAGTCTCTAAATTGAGAATTTTTCCATCCTTTATAAAATTCTTTATCAATATTAGCCTGATAAATACCAAAATCTTCTATATCTGTATAATCATAACTATCTACAAGGTCTTTCCTAACAAGAATATTTCCCCCATCTTTTATAATATAATTCTTTAAATTAAGGTCTTCTTTTTCTGGAACTCCTGTACTTTTATTTTTATATACCCTTCTTTTATAGTTCTCTTTATTTACTTCAGAACCTACTATCGTAACATTCTCAATCGTTTTAATTTTATAAGGATCGTATTGAGTTTCTTCACCAAAATGGAGTGTGTAAGGAGATTTTATGTCAACTATAGGTGCTTGTTTGAATAATTCCTCAATAGTCATGAAATAAAATTCATTAGCTGAATTAAAGAAAGTCAGGAAAGGACTATATTGATAACTTTGATTATATGCTATTTCTGAAAGGTCTTCAAGATATTCCTCACATGTAGTATTTATCATATGCCAATTTTGAGGATTTTTTGAACTTGGTGTATCTCCTGTAGTAGAAATAAACTGTTCTGCATCTGAATTAAGTTCATTTTCAAGAATATCAATAACAATAGCAGATATCTTTGTATCCTTCCAAGCTCTTGTTCGAATAGAATCACTCTTGTAAGCTTCTGAATGTAATATAACATTCATAGTACCTGATAGATAATTCTCATCCCTTAAATCCAGTAATTGATTTGTATCCCAAATATAATTTGCTTCAAGATATCCACCATATCCTTCAGTATTTTCCTCAAATCCAAACTTGGTTTCAAATTCTAAACCTTCAGCCGATATAAGATAATCTGTTAGAGTACCTGTATGATCATTTATATGTAACTCTAAATATGAATAAAACGCAAAGATATCATCTACAAGTAAAATTCTATCATATATCTTATAGTTTTGAGTTTCGAGATTAAATTTACTGGATTCTTTAGCAAGACTTTTGAATATAAATTCAAAGTTACTAACACTACTCATTTATTTACCTTTATTTCATTTATTGCAATAGTAATTCCCTTATTGCATTATCATGACCAAATTGCAATAAGGGAATTTAAGCATACTGTCTTGTTTATTAGTAACCTTAGAATCTTATATTTATCTCTCCGTCAATCCCATCATCATCTATAATAAGCATAAGCTGTTCTTTTTTGGCAATTGACTTCATTTTATACATAGAAAATTCATTTGTACCAATTATACATCCATTTACAAAACAATAACCACCATTGAAAAGAGGTATTTTTGTAGTTGTATGTAAATGTGCCATAAGAATATAATCAAATTTTACAGTTGAAGATATTCCTATTTGAGCAAGAACTCCATATAATAAAGCTGAACTCATTGCTATAGAATAAAAAGGAATTCGTGCAAATCCACCACTTCCTGCACCTGTTAAAATATCTCCATGTGTTATGAGAAAATCCAGATTCTTGATTCGTTTAATTGTCCACACAGCTTCAGGGAGATTTATAGTAATCTTTTTATTCTTGCCTAATTCAGTTCGTAATTTAAAATTTTCCTGAAGCATCATACCAAGAATATATTCAAAGTTCATTTTAACCTTTCCTTTCCAATAAGGTTTACCTTGAAGTATTCTACCATGATTTCCTACCATAATAGTAACATCAATAGCGTTAAAATATTTAGTTAAACTGCAAAACTTTTTAACTAAATAATCATGCATCCATTTTATTGCATCTACTTCACTTAAATCAGAAGTCCTTTCTAATTCTCTATGAATAAAACCACAAAGTAAATCCCCATTCAATATGATATAAAGATTATCTACTTTAATCTTTTTAGCATATCTGACAACATTTTCAAATATTGTATCCATGCGTTCAAAACAAATATATTTATTATATTCATTAGCGTGATTCACTTCTTCAGGTAAAACAGTTTCACCTAAATGAGCATCACTTATTTGAAGAATTAAATCTTTGTTTGAACTATATGAAAGGGGTTTTTCGTGTGAAGGTAAATCAGGGATAAGCTGAAGACTTTCTTTATAAGCATCTAAAAAATCTTCATAGTTTATTGATTGTTTTAGTAACTTTTTTCTCTCCTTTTTTAAGTCTTTAACTTGTTCTGATAGTGAAAGAACTTTTTTCTCGAAAAAGAATTCATCTTCTTCTATTCCAAGAATATTTAAAACTTCTTGTTTGAATTCTTGATATGTTTCCCAATATGTTTTCCAATCTACATCCTTAACTTTAGCATTTTTTCTAAAATAATCTCTGCTTGGTATGTTATTCATGTCAGGAAAATCTTCTTGATACATTTCACCAATTCTTTGAAATTCTACAATACATTCTTCTTTTGTCGCTACTTGCTTCTTTTTTCTACCCATAAAATAATACTCCTGTTATTTTGTTTTAGAATAGTTTATTAGTAACTAAAATAATATACACAACTTAAACCATTATAGATATAATATACTATAATTGCAAGCACTTTTCTACTAATAAAGTAAGAAAATGTTAAAAAATGGAGAAAAAAAATGGCAGGTAGACCACGCTTAAAAAAAGGTGAAATACACATTCAGGATGTTTTATTATTATCTAAAATAGTTTATAAAAAAGAAAACATAGATAACAAACGCAGACGAATGACTTTAGATGTCCTATCAGGCAAGGTAACTTTAAGAAGTAATTTATCCTATGATAAAAGTAGTAGAACATGGAAACAAACAGGCAGGGATGTGCGGTTAGAATTTATGGTCAAGAGTGACCCTGTGAGTTATAAGAAAACTGATACAGTGAAGATACACAAATATCCTGTAATATTTCTTATACATGAATGGGATAAGGGAATTAAAAGCCCTTTCAGGTGGAGAACAGGTGGATTACATAAATGGAAAAATCCCCCAAGAAAATTGAGAGATGCCAAAGATGAAAAGCAAAAGAAACAATGGAAAAAAGAAAATCAGAAGGCTATTGATTTAAATATCAAGAGAGGACTTCAGGGAAATTTTATATTTCATCTGATGTGGGTTCTGGATAAATATGGGTTATTATTTGGGCCTCAGACTTGTAAACCATCAGCACCAAATATAACG